TTATCCCAGCCAAGTAATCATAGGATGGGCGGCCGATTGGTCGCCCTTTCTTTTTTGATGGATGGATGGATGGATGGAGATAGAAAGAGATCTCATTATATATGCACCGTCATATATACTCACACTACATCATTAAAGACTTCAGGAGAAGTCAGTCCTGGTCGCTGTGACAATTTTGTGCTGGCAAGAAAGTTTTTTGGCTGGCACTGTAAACACATAACTTAACGCAAAGGAGCTAGTTATGTTGATGATGTTTACATATACCTATCTAATGTTGGCTGGTGTGTTCTTAATGTTTACCAGTGTAGACCTATTTAATATCCCACCGTTGCACCACTATGCGAGCGCAATGATATTTGTTATTGGCTTCTCCAGTTTTATGGTCGGCTATATTGGTGCATGGCGGCATAAATGCTAATGGGACTAATTGGGGTTATTGCAATTATTTTTGTAATAATGTGCTTTTAGGGGTTTACACGATTGTGTAAATGCTTATAATAATATGCAACAGCCAACGCGGTGTTGGCTAACAACTTTAACCAAGGGGTTAACAATGGTTAAAACTACAACACAAGCGGCACAGGCTTTCAACGGTGCAAATGGTGCGTCTAGCAATATTAATGTTGCAGCTATGGTCGCTTTTATTAACGCTAACGGCATGGGCAATGTCAACTTGCAGCTAACACCTAACGCACTGGCTAACGGTGTGCTGTTCGGTGGCGGTGCATTGTGGCGCGTTATGCAACCTAAAAAGTCTGGTGCAGTTAGCGCACGCGGCCTTATCTTATGGGCATGTGTTAACGGTGTACCGCAGCATACTGTTAAGGGCGTTAAGTGCTACAATGTTGCTGGCATTAGCACTAAACTGCCAACTAAGTTAGCAGCCGTGCCATTGGCAGCTATACAGGCAGCGCACCAGCATTGGGACGCTAGTGTATTTGCTAACGCCAATAGCAGCCACACTAACCAAAACGCGGTTGCAGCCGTGCTAAACGGTGGCTTTAACTTGTCCAGCCAAACAGCCAACACATACGGCACAGCGTTTGGTAAACTGGTGGTTAGCAGCTAACCCCTAGCCGCCAAGTGCCGAAAGGTACTTGGCGGCACATTTGTTACAGTGTTGCACTTTTGCAACAGGACAACCCCCCTAAGAGAGCGATGAACCTGTACAAGCACAGCGCAGTACACGGTTCTGTCCAAATCATTACCACTCTGAAAATTATGCAGCGTACCCATACCCCCTTTTTTGAAACATTGATCCGAGATCATTGCGCCAAGAAAATTTTTATATTATTAGAATAATATGAGTGATGTTCCGGTAACTATCCCCGAAGAAGTATTAAAGCAGTATGCGCGGTTGCTTGAGAAGCAGAAACAGCACATCTCGAGTGATCACGCGAGGAAGGATTTTATGGCCTACTGCAAAACAGTATGGCCTGAGTTTATTGAGGGGAAACACCATAAGATAATGGCAAAGAAGTTTAATGGTTTAGCTGATGGTAGTATTAAGCGGTTAATTGTGAATATGCCGCCGAGACATACAAAGTCAGAATTTGCCAGTTATTTATTGCCGAGTTATTTAATGGGCTTAAATCCAAAATTAAAGATAATACAGGCAACGCATACAGGTGAGTTAGCAGTAAGGTTTGGCCGAAAGGTGCGTAACCTTATGAACAGTACCGATTACTCTCTAGTCTTTCCAGATGTAAAATTGCGGCAGGATAGTAGTGCGGCTGGCCGATGGGAGACCCATGCTGGCGGTGAATATTTTGCGGCTGGTGTAGGTGGTGCGATTACAGGCCGTGGTGCGGATTTAATGATTATTGATGACCCGCACTCTGAACAAGATGCTTTATCCCCAGCAGCATTAGAGAATGCGTATGAGTGGTATACAAGTGGTCCACGGCAAAGATTGCAGCCTGGAGGAGCGATTGTAATTGTGATGACACGTTGGTCAGAGATAGATTTGACTGGCAAATTATTAAAACAACAGGCGCGGGATGTATTAGCAGACCAGTGGGAGGTAATAGAGTTTCCAGCATTATTAGATGATGAAAAGGTTTTATGGCCGGAGTTTTGGAAAAAAGATGAATTGTTAAAGGTTAAGGCTTCATTATCAGTTGGTAAATGGGAAGCGCAATGGCAACAAAACCCGACGAGTGAAACAACAGCTATATTAAAGCGTGAGTGGTGGAATAAGTGGGAAAAAGAAGATATCCCTAAATTAAGTTATGTGATGCAGAGTTATGATACAGCATACAGTAAAAAAGAGAATGCTGATTTTAGTGCGATAACAACATGGGGTGTATTTTACCCAGTTGAGGGTGAAGCACCTAATATTGTTTTGGTAGATGCGCGACGTGGCCGATGGGATTTTCCTGAATTAAAACGTATTGCGAAAGAAGAATATGATTATTGGGAACCAGAATGTGTGATTATTGAGGCAAAAGCCAGTGGTATGCCATTAACGCAAGAATTGCGTAGTATGGGTATTCCAGTGCAGAATTATTCCCCGAGTAGAGGTAATGATAAATATACTCGTGTAAACTCCATTGCGCCAATCCTAGAAAGTGGGTTAGTATGGGCTCCGGATACTAGATGGGCAGAGGAAGTGATAGAAGAGTGTGCTTCATTTCCTGTTGGCGAAAATGATGATTTTGTTGATACAGTAACACAGGCTCTCCGACGTTTCCGCGAAGGTGGGTTTATACAACACCCAGAGGATTATAACGATTATGTCGATGCACCACCCAGAACAAATTCCTATTACGGTTAGAATAGAAGAATTAAAACAATATATTGAAAAAGTATTGGATGAGGTAGCTGTTATTGACCGTCCCAAATTGCGTGTGATACAGGGAGGTAAGTCAAGTGGCGAAAAAACCTAGCCCTTATAATAATGTTGAGCGTGAATTAACATTGGTGGGTAATCCACTCCCTGATGATGAATTAGAAATAGAACTACCGACCGCTGCCCCTGAACCTTCTTTTGATGGTATGGAGATGTCCACACTTGAAGATGGTTCTGTAGAGTTTGCCGAACCTGATGCGGAAGATAAAGGTGAAGCAAAATTTATGGATAACCTAGCTGAGTTTATTGATGATGATGAACTTACAGGTATATCTAGTATGGTGCTTGAAAAAGTAGATGAGGATAAAGCTTCTCGTAATGAATGGTTAAGCACATATACAAAAGGTTTAGATTTATTGGGTGTAAAGTACGATAATCGTACAGAACCTTTTCAGGGTGCTACTGGTGTAATACATCCTATGTTGAATGAAGCTGTTAGCCAGTTTCAAAGCCAAGCCTATAAAGAATTATTGCCTCCGAGTGGTCCTGTCCGCACACAAGTCTTGGGTGATACATCACCAGAATTAGAAAAACAGGCAGAACGTATTAAAACGGAGATGAATTACCAGATTCTGCATGTTATGGAAGAGTATGATTCTGAGTTTGACCAGATGTTATACTACTTGGGGCTATGCGGTAGTGCATTTAAGAAGGTATACCCTGATCCACAACTAGGCAGACAGGTAAGTAAGTTTATACAAGCCGAAGATTTGCTAGTTCCATACAATGCTACTGATTTAGCAAGCACAGAACGTGTAACACACATTATTCGTATGACTGAAAATGAGTTACGCAAGCTACAAGTAAATGGTTTTTACCGTGATCTAGAGGTAAATCCTGGAGAAGGTGAGTATGATGAGCTAAAAGAGGCTAAAGAAGAGCTTTCTGGCATGGAAAAAGCTGGTTCTTATGAAGAATTAGTGCTTTATGAGTGCCATTGTTACCTAGATATAGAAGATTTTGCTGATAAAGATGAAGATGGTGAGCCGACAGGTATAAAACTGCCGTATATTGTTACTGTTTCTGCAGATTCTGGCGAAGTTTTATCTATTTATCGTAATTATGCTGATAATGATACGTTTAAGCGTAAAAAACAGTTTTTTATTCATTATATGTTCACTCCAGGATTGGGTTTTTACGGTAATGGCTTGATTCATTTACTTGGTAATCTATCGCGTACAGCTACAGCTAACCTCAGGCAACTAATTGATGCTGGCACTTTGTCAAATATGCCAGCAGGATTTAAAGCACGAGGGTTACGTATCCGTGATGATGACCAGCCACTTCAGCCCGGAGAATGGCGCGATGTAGATGTGGTTGGAACGGAGTTACGCGGCTCGCTCTTACCTTTGCCCTACAAAGAGCCGAGCGCGACTCTGTTCCAGCTGCTTGGTTTTGTAGTTCAGGCAGCACAAAAATTTGTAGGCACTACAGATATTGGTACAGGCAACATACAAAATACTGAAATGCCTGTTGGTACAACAGTGGCTTTAATGGAACGTGGTAGTCGTATTATGTCTGCGGTGCATAAACGCTTGTACAATGCTATGAAGCAAGAGTTTAAGTTACTTGCTGAAATAATTGGCACAGATGGCAGTGATTATTTGTACAATGTCACAGGTAATCAGCAAGGTATGAAAGCACAGGATTTTGATGGTCGTGTAGATATTGTACCAGTTGCTAACCCTAATATTTTTAGTATGTCACAACGTGTGAGTTTAGCGAGTGAGCAATTAAAACTCGCACAAGCAAGTCCACAGTTACATAATACTTATGAAGCTTTTCGCAGAATGTATAGTGCTTTGGGTGTAGATAATATTGAGCAAATACTTACTCCCCCACAACAACCACAACCCACAAATGCGATTACTGAAAATGGTCAATTGCAATTAGCTATGGCTGGTAGACAACAATTAAAAGCCTTCCCAGAACAAAACCATGATGCACATATAAAATCGCATTTAGCTTATTTTAATAGCGCAATTGTAAAAGGTAATCCTGCAGCGATGCAGATTTTGCAAACCCATGTATTTGAGCATTTAACTATGAAAGCACAAATTATCTTGCAACAAGAGATGCAGCAAATGCAACAACAGGGGCAACAAATACCACCTGAAATGATGCAAAGCCGTTTAGATGAAATAGAGTCGGATTTAATTACAGCGTATCTACAAGAAGAAGCACAATTAATGGGTATGCAAAAACAAGACCCATTAGTTGAATTAAAACAGCAAGAGCTTATGTTACGCCAGCAAGACCAAATGCAAGATGCTCGACAAGAGCAAATGGAGCTGGAGTTTAATAAACAAAAAGCAAATGAGCAAGCCGCCATCCAACGTGAACGTATTGGCAGTACAGAAGATATAGCTGCAATGCGAGCACAAATAGCCCTACAACGTACAGCTAATAGAGGGGGTGGGTAATGGGTAGACAAGATGGTCCCGATAGTGAAAGTGGGGGCAACGTCGGCTATGGCGGTGGTTCTTTTGGCGGGGGTATGGGTGAAGGCCAGAGTAGTGTAACGGCCGATACTTTTAGTAGTGGTGGCCGTGGCGGTGGCGGTGGTCGACAAGATGGTCCAGGAGGCGCATTAGAAGAACAAAGTTATGTGGCTACTGGTAGAATGTCTGGTCCAGGATCTGACGCGTATAATGCTGCTAAAGACGCGATATCTAGAGGTATGAATCCGTACGCTACTTCTACACAAAATTATATAGCTGATCAATTAGGGTACAGAGACCCAACAGATATTCCTGGAATGTTTGGTTACGATACCAAAAAAAGTTTGGGTCAAAACATAGAAAATATGGTTGTTCCTGGACGAAATACACCATTAGGTATATTATCGGCAGCTATTCCTGGATCAGATACTATAAAAGGTATAGTTGGATTAGCAAATACTATTGCTGGTAGGATGGGAATAGGTTCTACAACAAATCCTGCAACACAAAATCAAGGGATAGCTTCTGGTAGTACATTGGTGGGTAAAGATAGTATTATTGGTGAATATACAGGTCGCCCTGATGATGCTCCTCTTGGCAGAGCCCAAACTAAAGCAGGACAGTTTATGCAGGATAACTATACTGACCGTACTTCTTCTGCTATGCCTTCAAGAACACAGCAAGTTGCAGATACAGGAATAACTTTAGATGATATAATGAATTTCCGACCACAAGATATAACTGTAACTATACCCGAAATGAAGATGGCTCCTGATCGAGGTCCAGCAGTAAATGATGTATTAGACTATTTTGGCTTGCCGCGTACTGTTGATGTGCCTACACCTTTCGGTGATATAAATGTAGGATTCCCAGATCGAAAAGAAACATCCTTTCGTGATTCTATACCTCAGGGTGGTATTGCACAAACAGAGTTAGGACAGTTTTTACAAAATAGAGCACCCCAAAATCTTGGTCCTGCTATTGATGATCAATTAGCTCTTTTTAACTTTGGTGCTGCAAAAGATAAAATCGAGCAGCTCTCACCGACATTGGCAAGAAGAGGTAGTATCTACACTAGCAACCCAGTAGGCACTTCTAGAAATAGAGGTGCTAGTGGATTTGATACAACAACTTTAGAAGAAGCAGCTAAAAATGCTGTAGATTTCTTAAAAAGTCTCAACCCTGTAGGGAATAAATAGTTTAAAACCATGCCGAAGTATTTATCAGAAAATTCTAGATTTGCACAGTTTGATTTAGATAATGATGGCACTGTAACTGATGAAGAAATAGCTCATGCAAAGGATATGCTTGAGTTAGAGTTGCGAGAGGAAAAAGCAGATGCCCAAAAACGAATGGCTTGGGTTGCTGTTGCTAGTATGGTTGGTTTCGCACTTTTGCCACTTATACCGTGGATACCAGAAAAAAGACTAGAGTTTCTGGCAAGTCTTAGTGATATGTTATTTTTAAGTCAAGCTTCTATTGTAGGCTTTTACTTTGGCGCACAGGCATATATGGCAAAGAAATGATTCACGCTTTTTTACTGGTAGTGGTATTAGGCGGTGAAGTTCAAAGTAGAGATATGTATTTCAGATCTATAGTTGATTGTAATTACTTTGCATCGCAAGTAACAAAGAGGTATGGAAATTATGGCAGTCTTAGTTCTGTTCCATCAGAACACCGAGCTACTGCGTATTGTAAACCAGTAAAGGTGAATGCTGATAAGGAGCTGTACTAATGGAAAAGGGGTTCCTTTTGGTAATAACCATGTGGGGTCATACTGGTGCAGATTGGGAGTATATTGGTAATCAAATAATATTACAGCAAGTAATGACAGAAGATCAATGTGTCTATCTTATTGACGAGGATATGTGGGAAGCAACGTATGAGAATAAATATTATCGAATGATGGCGCATTGTTTTCCAGAAGATTGTGCTGGGAAGGAAAGTTGTGATTGAAGAGAAGAAAAAACCTGTATCTGTAAACGTAGGCGAAAATAGTTTTGAGCTTGTTCTGCGAATATTGGGCAATGAGTTTGTGGCTATAAAAATAGGTTCTACTAACTTCAGTGGTAAATTGATCGCTGGTGGTATTTTGCTATTGTTTTTTACGTTTATGCTTTTGGAGGTGTTTGGTCTATCACGAATTATGGGTGTTGAGTGATGTTTTATTTATTGCCAGTTTTCTGGTTTTTGGGATTTATTGGTGGGTATTTTTTAGGATAAGCAATGGCTACCAAACTTAATGAAAACACTGAATTATCTATGCCGATCCGGAACCTTATGGCTATGGTCGTGGGGGCGGCCATAGGGACGTGGGCGTATTTTGGGATTATTGAACGCCTTAATACTATGGAAAATAAAATTATTTTAATGGAAGCAGATCTTGGTCAAAATACAGATTTTAGAATTAAGTGGCCTAGAGGAGAAATGGGTGCTTTGCCAGCAGACTCTGAACAGTTTATGCTTATTGAGCATTTGTCAGAACAACTTGCTAAATTGCAAGAACAAATAGATGAAGGCCGCGCACCCCACGATCAACAACAAAAATTAACTTTAGATTTCTACGAAAAAAGACTAACAAATATTGAAGAACAGATAGAAAAGATGCGAAATGGAAGTGATTAAAACAATTACGCTGATACTGTACATGAGTGGAGATGTTGCTGAGCACACAGCATTTGAGCAGATATCTAAATGTTTAAAAGCAAAACGCACCATTGAGCGAAACCTGTATAAAAAATCAACTGCTGTGCGGTATGCTTGTGAAAATAAAACTGTTGAGGTATCAAAGAATTCAGATGGCACAAATTATATTGTGAGGATTGTAGAATGATACAGGCACTTATAGGTCCTATTGCTAACCTTGCTGGATCTTGGATGGAATCTAAGGTTGAGCAAACTAAAGCTAAAGGTGCAGTAGCCAAAGCTCGCGCTGAAGCAGAAGCACAAGTTATGGTTACAGCCGCCACTCATGAGGCGGGTTGGGAAAAAATTATGGCTCAAGCCAGCGATAATAGCTGGAAGGATGAAGCATGGACTATTTTATTTATTGTTATTATTGGGATGTGTTTCATCCCACCTTTGCAACCTTTTGTAGAGCGTGGATTTGATGCTTTATCGCGCACCCCTGAGTGGTTTCAATGGGCAATGTATGCTTCAATTGGAGCTAGTTTCGGAATCCGTGGTATAAAAGGATTTAAAAAATGAGTTTATACAGGAATATTGCAAAGCGTAGAGCTAGTGGTAAAAAGATGCGTAAGCCTGGACAAAAAGGCGCACCATCGGCGGCAGATTTTAGAAATGCTGCTAAAACAGCTAAAAAACGCAAAAAAGTTCGTGCAGTATAGATGTCTACCCTTTACATACACGAAAAACTCCGTAATATAATCGTAGATCGGGAAAATATGATTACTGAGCAATTATTGCAAGGCTCAGTAGATGATATAACCGCTTTCAAGGAACTACGAGCTAGACTCGTAGAGCTTGCAACTATTAAACAGGAATTAGATCTCCTGCTAAAAAGGATAGAACATGAGTAAAACTCTATTTGTTCCAGAGCGGTATGCAAAGGCCGCACAACAAACTGCTAAAAAAGAAACTTCTCCTGATAATATAACTGCTAAAGAAAAACTTCCAGAACCTTCTGGTTGGCGTATCCTTATTTTGCCTTACCGTGGTAAAGGTAAAACGGCAGGAGGTATTTATATACCGGATGCTACAGTAGACCGCGAGGCATTAGCCACTGTTTGTGGTTATGTGGTCAAAGTTGGTCCACTAGCTTATAAAGACCCTATTAAATTTGGAAACCCTAATGACCCTACTGAAAACTGGGAGCCTTGGTGTAAAGAAGGTGATTGGGTTATTTTTGGTAGGTATGCTGGTAGTCGCTTCAAAATCGAAGGCGGTGAAGTTAGATTGCTGAATGATGATGAAATTTTAGCAACAATCAATAACCCTGAAGACATTATCCACACATAGGAGTGTATCTTATGCCAGAGGCTAAAAAAGTCGAAGAAGACGTTGTAGAAGTGGAATTGGAAAATGACACAGAAGAAAACCAAGAAGACAACAAAGAAATTGCCGAAGAAGAAAGCACAGAAAAAGTCAGTGCAAGCGAAGAAACCTCAGACGAAGACCTTGAAGGTTATAGCGACAAAGTCAAAAAGCGAATTGAAAAGCTCACCTACAAAATGCGGGAAGCTGAGCGTCGTGAAAAAGCAGCTACTGAGTATGCTCAATCTGTTCAAAAGCAAAATGAAGAGCTTCAGAAACGCAGTTCTCAAATTGATGAATCGTACATAAATGAGTACGATCAAAGGGTAACATCACAGGAAGATGTGCTCAAAAAGCAACTAAGTGATGCTATCAATGTTGGTGATGTTGATGCACAAATAGAAGCACAAAAATCAATAGCAAAACTAGCTATTGAGACGGAACGACTAAATGTTGCGAAACAACAGCTTGAGCAACGTAAAACAGCTCCTCAAGCAGCTCCTCAACAAGCACAGGCACAAGCACCCTCACCCGAACAAATTGACCCTAAAGCACGGTCATGGGCTGAACGCAACACTTGGTTTGGTCAGGATGAGCCTATGACGTTAACAGCATTTTCTATACACAAACAACTTGTTGAAACTGAATATTTTGATCCTACTTCAGATGAATACTACACTGAGTTGGATAAGCGTATTCGAACTGAGTTTCCTCATAAATTTCAACAAGATAATAGGTCTTCCTCTCGTGCTCCTGTAGCTGGTGCAACACGCTCTTCAGGGAAGCCTGCAAATAAAAAAATCAAATTAACACCTTCTCAGGTTGCAATCGCAGATAAATTAGGTGTATCTTATGAACAATACGCGAAGCAACTTGCTCGCTTACAAT